GTAAACGCTTTGGACCATGTTGAAGGTAATCAGCAATTGCATATTGAGCACGTGTAGGGTTTGGTAGATCTAATTCACTCCATAATGCTTGTAGGAATAGCTTAAAATCGTCTTTAAGGAGGTCTAAAGTGTTCATAGGTAGAATCTAGCGTGTAGGGGGTTAGGAGGGCTTGTAGAGGGTTTTACTTATTAGTTTTTTTCTGCCTTTGCCTTCTTTTAATTTCTTTTGACTCCGCCTTCTTTTTGTTTTTCCAGTATTTTATTGGACCTGTACCAGAATATGAAGTACTAACATTTTGAAGTGCGTCATCAAGTTTATTTATGGAAACTGCATCTTGAGCTGTAGGAAGAACAACATCTTGAATTGTGTCTCTCCATAAGACAAGTAACTCGTCAACATTTTTAGCTTTATTTACTTTTTCAGCCCACTCTAGTTCATTAAACTCATCTTTAGCATAATCCATTGCAGTGTGTAATTCGTTATGAGGTTTTGTTCTCATATTTAACATATTACTTTTATAATCACCTGGCTTTGCGCCTAGTTTAATAGCAATATTATTCATTAAGACAAGATCATCTGCTTCCGCTATTCCTTTATTAATCATCCAATCCATGCGATCAAAAAAAGCAGAGCTAAGAACTTTAGGAAATAAATGATGCGCTTCTAAGTATTCGCCAGTTTTCAAGCCTTTAGCAAGTTCTTCTTGCCTCTTTGCAGCTTTACCTGCCGTTGTTTGATACCACAATGGATCTTCTGGGGTCGGTACAGAAACATTTGAACGTTTTCTGTGAAGCATAGCTTTGGTATTTTCAATAGTATCTCTAAAGTTTTTTATTTCTCGTAAATCAGCACCATTTTCGATCATTTCATTTAATTCATCTCTCATTAATGGTAATTTATCAACTCGTTCCTGAACCTCACCAGCACGTCTAGTTAGGTGTTCAGCTTGTTTGTTCGAAATAATTTTATCACCCGTACTTACACCACCAAGTTGAAGTATTTCCCGATCTCTTGCAGTCACTGCTTTCATAACTGCCCCGCCTTTTTCTACATTTAACTGAATATTAGGTGCAGCACCAGCCGTAGCTAAAGCAGCAGGAGGAGTAGGTGGGAAGATATTATCAATAGTAGGCCCATACTTATCAATAGCTTTAATAGCAGTTTTAGCACCTTGTTTAATAGCCGGTGTTGCTCGTCTTACTGCAGCAGACCCACCAGCAGTAAGTGCTGCCATTGCAAGTTCATCTGTAATAAATCTGCTAGTATTAGTTTTCTCACTAATAAACTCTAGACCTTGATCAGCTAAAGTAACTACACCATTAGCAATATTAAGCCCAACATTTATACGTTGTTGAGTTTCGTAATTTTGATCTTGGTAAAAATCTACAGCAGCAGTAGCAGCATCTGTTATTTTCTCAGTAGCAAAATCTTTTACTTCTTGAGGTATAGCTTCAGTAATTGAATTACCAAACCTTTGTGCTGCAATGCCACCCATTCTAAACTGACCTTCGTCCATCAGTTTATCAAAAGATCCTTTAGATTGCCATCCATAGTTTTGGCCAGACCAGAAAACAGGTTCTCCATTTAAAACAGCTTCGCTACCAATTGGACGAACTTCTTCATTTATTTGGGTAGAATCTTTTTTGTCTGCTGCTTGTTGAATACCTTCAAAAACTTGTTCTCTGTTTTCATTAAAATCTGCTACCCTATCACGTATAAATTTACTTGATTCATAAATAACAGGAAACTCTTCCTTTGCATAATTTTTTATAGCATTAAGTGGCATAATTAATTAATATACTCCATAATTAGTTTTTCACGGAGTCTATTAACTCCAAATTTGTCTCTCATCCAACTAAGGACGGGTGTACTTCCTTTATCCTGATTACATCTGGTACAGGCGCATACAACATTCGTTGCGACATCCTCTCCGCCACGTGCGCGAGGATGAACATGATCGATAGATAACTGACTAAGGTCATAGGTTTTTCCGCAATAGATACAAGTATGGTCAAAGTGTTCCTTAATAGAGCGTCTCCACAGACGCTTAGCTTCTGGTGAGGTCATGGCTATTAAGTTGTAGAGGTAATCGTTAGGGGTAGGAAGTAATGGGGTCATGCGCGTCCTTTACGTGCTCTGTTTTTTGATGCTGCTTCGAGGAATGTCTTTCCATTTTTCTTGTGGGATACATCCTTGCCATCACCGTTGCCGTAGGTTCCACGTTTACGGTTTTCTTTATTTAATGCAGATCGTTTAGAGATCTGTAATTTAGAGCCATCATATTTCTTTTGGTAAGATTTATAATTACCATTAGCATATTTGGCTCCGCTATGACTAGAGCTTCGAGCCATAAAGTCTCCGTTGTACAAGTTCAGGGTCAACAGTTGGCATGATACTAACTAGCTTATCTAATGGGCTACCTTCAAAGGCGACACCACTGATATCATTCTTTGCTAACCAATCACAAGCTGCTTTTAGATCTTGTGTGGAAGCCTCACCCGATTTAATACGGGCAAGGAATTCCTTTGTGACAAGATTATGCAACTCATTGAACTGGTCTTCAGTTGCTTTCTTGTTTGTCATTTTGCTTTAGGTTTAGCCTTTGGCTTAGGTTTAGCTGGTGCTTTAATCTCATAACGAACTTCATTAGGTTCATGGATGAGATGTGATTCGTCACGTTCAGCTTCAGCTAATGTTTCGTATTCACCAAGTACTTTACTGGTGTATAGGTCGATAAGTTGATAAGTCATGCTTTGTTATCGTTAACAGAGTTTGTTGTTTTACCTTTAGCTTTAGCTTTCTTTGGTTGTCCGTCTAACTTATAACGAAATGGTTGTGGTACAGGTTGCCCAGGTTTTGTTACTTTTCCCTTGCGAATACCCTCAAGAGATTCATTTTCGTAAGCCATAATTAATTCCTCAATACGATTTGATCTAATTTGTTTTCGATACGTACCATATGGTCCTCCATACGTTGGACCATTACTGTTAGGTCAGCTTTAGATACGTAGTCTTGCGCTACACTTAATTCAATAGCGTCAATACGCCTATCAAGGCCACTAATGCGGTCATGAACGTTATTTATTCTGTTGTGTAATCTGTTATTTAAAGCTGCCCCACCACCAATCAAAGCGATGAGAGCAGTAACTGCTGCTTCCATTATTTAAGTGAGACAATAGGTACAACGTCATGGCACAGCACTTCTACGCGACTGCCAGGACGAAATGTAAAACCAGCTTTCATGATCTCCGTACATTTCAGAGCACGTACTAGCTCATAGTCCAACCGCATCTTCTGTTCATGCCTTCGTGCGATCTGTTTGCATGTTTCAACCATGCCACCATCTAGTGGTACAGAAAAGCCAAGCTGTACACCAAAGTTTTGGGTACGTTGATACGCATCTGTGTGTACATCACCACCCATATAAAATGGTTGGAATGTCATTGTAGTTCCATTACAAGAGTTACCACCGACAAAGTATTGCCGAGATGGTGCTCCGTTGTTTTGGAACTGCACAGCCTGATTAGTCACGTTACCCGTAGCTGCTGCTACAGGGTTTGCAGTATTAGATACAGTTGGTTCTTCTGCGTAAGCTGGACTTACTGCGAGAAGACTGATAAGGAAGTAGTAGTAGAAACTTGTTCGATGGTTTCGGTGATGTCGATTGTCTCGATCACTCCTGCCGCTCTGTCTACGATCTCCAGTTGAAATGGATCTCCAGCAGTAGTTACTGAAAATGTTGTGGATGAATCTCCGATCGAACCACTTGGTGTTACGTTGGTTCCAGACCATGCTTTGTAATCTCCCCCGTACACTTCTGTTGCAATAGTACGGTCAATATCAATAGTTGTTGTGGTAGTAGATTGCATACTACCTTGTGTAAAATTAGGTGTAACTGATTGAGCTGACACTGGTGCCGCTAACAGTAATAACAAAACTAATTTCTTCATTTGTTCTTCTCCCTAGAAATAGAAAACGTTGCCAAAGTTCCGCTTAAAATAGAGGCTACATATGTTGGGTCCATCTTCTCCATCCAGCCTGCATAACTAGCAGTCAAGAGTCCGGCGGACCAGACAAGGACGACGAACTTGATAAGTCCTCCTTTTTTTTCATCTTGTTCCATGCTTGTTTAATTATAGGTTTAAATAAACTTACTAAATGTTTAAACAAAGAAGTAGCAATTAAAGTAGCTGCAACCGATACAACAGCTGTAGATGCTGCAGTAACTACAATTGCAGTACTAGGTACAGGCACTTCAATATCAGTACCGGGTATACCTAGTTTTTGTACTTCTGGTGGTGTAAATGGTGGAGGTTTAGCTACAGGTACCTTTGTTTTAGGTGTAGCTTTAGGTGGTTCATCTTTAGCGTTAGGCTTAATACCCGGAGGTGGCCTAAGGTCGCTAGGAGGCACTACTAAGGGCTTGTAAGAGGGTATATCTGCCCGTGGTACCTCTAGTATTGGTGGGGGTAATTGAAGCGGTTCAGGGAGCGTTATAGAGGGGAACAGTGGTGGCTCCCCAAGGTTCATTTCTTAACCGGGAATAATCCGTTACGAATGAATTCTACTGCTTTGTCATCGATATCATTATCGGTTGACTCACACAGTTTCTCTAGCATTTCTACAATCAGTGCTTTAACACGATCAGATTGTAAGAATGAAAATAGTAGTGGTCTAATAAGTGTAATCATGATTCATCAGCGGGTAGTGGTTCGTTGCCTTCGGCTAGCCATTCGAGATATTCTTGATAGTCACGATTATCTTCTGTAACGGGGACAATAGCTGCTCAGCCCTGGGAGATTCGACTAGCCGAAGTAGTAACCAATAAATCCACTACTATATTTAAAGCCGATGAAGGCC